TATTTACCAGCATTAACTAAATTTAGACCAGAAACAGAAAAAGATAGATTTGAAAGAATGCAAGAATATTACATGAGCCAATACAATATCGAATGGAGAATGATATTAGAAGATGGTGTTGAATATGATGTAGATGATTCTGGAAGTATTGTTGCAAATGAGAGAGAACCTTTACATGGATTTAGAAGATTGACTAGATAATGGCTGTTCCTTTAATTCTTAAAAGAGTTGCAACAGGAACAGCGATTAAACAACTTATATCAAAAGATGTAAAACAAACAGAAATTCCTAAAAACGAAATTAACAGAATTAAAAAAGGATTAGAAAAATTTGCTCAAGGTATTGTTGTAAAAACTAATTCTAATTCAAAAGAAGTAATTAAAAAAATTGATAAATTTGAAAATAGACTTTCAAAAATTATAGATAAAGGTATTAGACAAGCTGGATTCCAATTAATTGATATTATTAGAACTAAAACACAAAAAGGAATTGATTTTAGAGGTGTAACTTTTGCACCATATTCAGAGGGTTATTTAAAAAAATTAAATAAAGAGGGCAAATCAACAAATGTTGATTTATTTTATTCAGGTAAAATGTTAGGAAATTTAACAAGTAATAAAACAGGAAAATTTAAAGTAACAGTAGGTTTTTCAAGAGCAGAGGAAAGAAAGAAAGCATTATTTAATCAAGTTCTTGGTACACCTAAAAGAGAATTTTTTGGCTTTAATAATTCTACAGAAAAGATTATAAATAAACAATTCAACAGATTTGTAGAAAAAGAATTAAGAAAGTTTAGAATATGAGTGTAAGAGAAAATATAGCAAGTAATTTATTATCAACCATATCAGGTATAAGTAGTCCAATCACAATAAGAAAAGCTACAAGACAACCATTTTTAATAGACGAATTATCAGAACAACAATATCCAGCAGTAATAGTTCAAACATCAGAAGAAAATAGAGATGATTCGGAATTAGGTAGTGGTGCTAAAACAAGACATGGCACTATTGATTTTCTTATATTAGGTTTTGTTAAAGGTGCAGAGTCTAATATAGACACTAAAAGAAATGAATTAATTACAGCTATTGAAACTGCATTAGAAACTGATATTACAAGAAATAGTAATGCACTTGATACTGAAATCGTACAAGTAGAAACTGACGAGGGAACTTTATTTCCTGTTGGTGGAATAAGAATGACTATTAGATGTATGTATGAGTATCAAGCTGGAACACCATAGGAGATAAAATGACAACAAAAATTATAAATAAAATAGAAAAAAAAATAGATCAAATAGAAAAATTACACGATAAAGAGTCTATGTTATGTGAAGAAGTAAAAGACTTATTAGCAGAATTAAAAGAAAACCAAGAAGAAGATAATCAAGAATGGGAAGAAGATTTAGATGATGAAGATTTTGAAGAAGATGAAGAAGATATTGACGAAGAAGAAGAAAACTAATAAAAGTAATTATGGCTAAAGATATTAAATTATATAAGGATAATTCTGAGATAATTATTAATGAATCTAATCTTGAACATTTTTTAAGTTTAGGATATAAGCAAGAAAAAGAAAACAAACAAACTAAATCAAACAAGGACAAAAAATGGCAACACATCATGGAAAACAAGGAGTTGTAAAAGCTGGTGGAACTGCTGTTGGGGAACTAACATCATTTACACTTGAAACAACAGGAGACGTAGTAGAGGACACAGCTTTATCAGATAGTACAAAATCATTTGTTGCTGGTAGGACTTCATTCTCTGGAACATTAGAAATGCACTTTGACGAAACTGATACACCACAAACAAGTTTACTTGCTGGTGCTTCAATTGCTTTTATTCTGTTACCTGAGGGTGCAACCTCTGGAGATAGAAGTTTCACAGGAACAGGAATTGTTACAGGAATGTCAGTTAATAACTCAATGGACGCAATTATTTCTAGAACTGTTACTTTTCAAGGTACAGGGGCATTAACTATAGGAACTGTATAATCCTAATTTATGTCAGTTATTGATATTGCTAAATCTCATTTTGAAAATTTAGGTGTTCAATCTATTGAAGTACCTGAGTGGAAAGATGAGCATGGAAAATCTACTGTTATTTATTGGAATCCTATAAATCTTTCTGAAAAAAACATACTTTTTAAAAAATCAGATAATCTATCTGATGTAAGTATTCTTGCTGATATACTGGTTATGAAAGCTTTAGATAAAGATGGAAAAAAACTTTTTAAACCAGAAGATAAACTAGCCTTAATGTATAAAGTAGATTCAGATATTTTATCAAAAATATCTACTGCTATGGTAACAGCTATAACTCCTGAAGAAGTAAAAAAAAACTAAAAAATTCAATTGAATTAAAAAATTTACTTATTGTTGCAGATAGATTAAAAATAACACTATCTGAACTTTTAAAAATGGAAGTTTGGGAGTATAATTATTGGATAGGATTTATGCTGTTAGAACAAGAACAATACGAATCTGAAATAAGGAAAGCAAAACACAAATAATGGCAAATTTAAAAATAAATATATTAGCACAAGATAAAACAAAAGGTGCTTTAAGATCAGTAAAAGGTGGACTTGCTTCTATTAAAAATGCTGTATTTAGTTTAAAGGGTGCTTTTGTTACACTTGGTACCGGAGTAGCTTTAAGATCAATAGGTAATGTTGCATCTAACTTTGAAGATTTAAGAGATTCCTTATCATCTGTAACTGGAGGTGTAAAAAAAGGTGCAGAGGCATTTAGTTTTATTACTGACTTTGCTTTAAGATCACAGTTTAGTGTAGAAAATTTAACAACATCATTCATTACATTAAAAGCATCAGGTATAGAACCAACAGAAAAACTATTAAGAGTTTTTACAGATACTGCGGCTGTAACTACAGATCAATTAGGAACATTAGATGCTTTAACAAGAGTATTCTCTCGTGGTGTTCAAGGTGGATTAGGTCTTGAAGAATTAAACCAAATTGCAGATCGTGGTGTACCTATATTTAGATTACTTGAAGAAGAAATAGGTATTACTAGATTAGAAATATCTAAATTTGGACAAACAACAGAGGGTGCAAAAAAAATATTAGATGCTTTAGAAAGTTCATTAGGAAAAACTTTCTCTGGTGCTACTGAACAAAAATTAGATAACTTATCTACATCATCTTCTAATTTAGGAATTGCATTTAGAAGTAGTTTAGATGTAATTGGTCAAGCTGGTTTTAGTGGTGCTTTAACCACAATGAATAATACTTTATCAGAAACTTTAACATTATTAACTCCTGTTGCAGAATCATTAGGAAAAGGATTAGCAGTAGTTGTTAAGGGATTAACAAAAGCATTAGAAACTTTAAATCAAGCTATTCAAATATCTTTTAATTTATATAAAGATTTAAGAGAATTTTTAGGCATACCATTACCTGAAACACCAGTAATAGATATAGATAAAGGTAAATTAGAAGAAGCAACTGAAGAAATACAAAAACAAAAAAATATTTTTCAAAAAATTGGAGAAGAATTAGAGGAAATAAACAGCAAAAGACTAAGAGATTTACAAGAAAAATTTAAAAATATAGATAAAATAATTGCAGAGGGAATAAGCAGTGGTATTACAAAAATGTCACAAACTCTTGCAAAGTCAGTTGTGTTTGGCGAAAAGATACTTATAAATTTTAGACAAATGGCAAGAACACTATTAGCTTCTGTTTTAAGTGCTTTAATAGAAGTAGTAGCAAGGAAAAGTGTAGAACTTGCTATTGAAAAAATGATTACAAGAGAAAAAGAAAAACAAAGAAATTTAAATGCTTCATCAGGAAATCCATTAGCCATATTATCTATGTTCACAGGCAGAGCATCAGGTGGTTCAGTTCAAAAAGGACAACCATATATGGTAGGAGAAAGAGGTGCTGAATTATTTATTCCTAACCAATCTGGACAAATACAACAATCATCAAGAGGTAATAATAGTGGTGGTGCAACAACAGTTAATTTTAATATTAATGCGGTAGATGCTTCTGGCTTTGATGAACTATTACAAAGATCAAGAGGAACTATTACACAATTAATTAATAGTGCAGTTAATGAGAGAGGTGCTAAAAGTATAATCTAATGTCAGGTGCTTTTCCAATATCTTCTGCTAAGTTTGAAACTCTAGGAATTAAATCTATACAAAATACTATTATATCAAAAACTGTATCTGGTAAAAAACTTGCTAGACAAATAGATAGTCAAAGATTTTCATTTACAGTTAGAATAGTTACTGCAACTAGATCAGATGTCTATGGAGAGTTGATGGCATTTATAATTAAACAAAGATCAGGAAAAGAAAATTTTACAATTATCCCACCAGAAATAGAAGATGCTAAAGGGAACGAAACAGGAACAGTTTTAGTTAATGGAGTTCATGCAGTTGGAGATACTACTATTGCAGTAGATGGACATCAAAATAATAATCCAAACGCATTTAAGTCAGGAGATTTTGTAAAATTTGCTAGTCACGATAAAGTATATATGATTGTAGCAAATGTTGATCCTAGTGGTAATGCTTCAACATTAACTATTGAGCCACCTTTACTTACTGCTCTTGCAGATAATTCAGCAGTTACTTATGACAATGTACCTTTCACAGTACATTTAACAAATGATATTCAAGAGTTTGGAGTTGTTTCAGTTGCTAAAGATGGTGCTTTATTATATCAATTTGAATTTGATGTTGAAGAATCTTTATAGTGAAAAAATATAAAATAACCCATAAAATAAATGCCGATTTTATTGCAGAAATTATTGTAAATGAAGATCAAATAGACACTAATATTAATGATCTTAAAGAATACAAGAAACCTAATAGCAAATTTGAATATACTATGTTAAAAGGTACAGAAAGTGTAACTCAAACAACTTACGAAGAACATGACCAGAAGTTTAACAACAGCGATAAAAAATCAATTAGCGACTAATGATATTAGACCAATACACCTTGTTACTATTGGTTTTAGTACTCCTGTTAATTTCACAGATTGTTCTTTTCCTTTAACTTCTTCTGTATCTGGTTCATCAGTTACTTATTCAGCATCAGATCATTTATTAGGTATATCTGATTTTAACGAACAAACAGATGTTAGTAAATCAAGCATAACTCTTAGTCTATCTGGTGCAGATCAAACATTTATATCAACAGTTCTAAATGAAAATGTAATTAATGATGTAGTTACTATCTTTAGAGGATTATTAGCTGATGATAACACTATAATTGCAAATCCTTTTTTACTTTATAAAGGAAACATTGAAAATTTTGAAATATCAGAACAAAAAACAACAAGCACATTATCATTATCTATTGTATCTCATTGGGCAGATTTTAATAAAAAAAATGGTCGTAAAACAAACAATACATCACAACAAAGATTTTTTAGTACAGATGTAGGAATGGATTTTAGTTCTGAAACAGTACAAGATATTAAGTGGGGTAGAAAATAATGAGAGATATTATTTCACTATATAGAAATTATAAAAAATACGATCATTTACAAGATTACGACTTAGAATATTATTTAACTCCTAGTATTAAACTTAATCAATATAAAAAACATTATTATAATAATAAATTAGTAGGTTTTACTAATTGGGCATATTTATCAGATAACGCATCTAATAGTTTTCAAAAAACAGGAATTATCAACAATGATGAATGGAACTCAGGTAATAATATTTGGCATATAGAAACTATTTGTATTTCTAATTTAAAAGATATTATGTCATGGACAAAAAATTATTTTGCAAAGAAATTTGGTTCTAGTAAAATGATTAATTGGTTAAGAACAGACAATAGTAAAATATATAGAAATACACAAAGAATTATAAAGGATTATTGGGCATGGGTGGAATAGTATCAACAGTAACAGAAATAATTAAAAGAAAGGCTTTAACAAGTCTTATTGGAAATCCTTGGGTTTCTTTAGGTGTTACTCTTTTTATGTCATGGGCATTAAGACCAAAAACACCAGAACAACCAGATTTTGGTACTAATACATTTGATGATTTTGAAAAAGGTATATTACTTAACAAACAATCAAATGACTCTAATATTCCTGTTATTTATGGAGAAAGATTAACAGGGGGAACTAGAGTTTTTATGGAAACTTCTGGAAATGACAACACTTATTTATATATGGCCATTGTAATGTCAGAGGGAGAAATAAACGATATAGAAGAAATAAGAGTAGATGATAAAGTTGTAACTTGGGCAAGTGCTTTATCTGATGGAACTGAAGTTGATGTAAATAGTTCTGATAGCAATTTTTTTAAAAGTTCAACTAGTTTAATTAGGGTACAACCACATTTTGGAACTGATGGTCAATCAGCATCATCTTTATTATCAACATTATCTAGTTGGGGAAATAACCATAAACTTAGTGGGCTTTGTTACTTAGCTTTAAGATTTAAATGGCATTCTGACGCTTTTACAGGAATTCCGAAAGTACAAGCTAAAATACAAGGTAAAAAAGTTAAAACATATAATTCAAGTTTAGTAGAACAAACTGCATCTTATCAGACAAACCCATCTTGGTGTTTATTAGATTATTTAACTAATGCAAGATATGGAAAAGGTATAGCAATAAGTGAAATAGATTTACAATCTTTTTATGATGCTTCAGTTGTTTGTGCAACTCAAGTCACACCATATTCTGGTGCAAGTGATATAAATATATTTGATTGTAATTCTGCCATAGATACATCAAAAAATATTATTGATAATGTAAGAGAAATGTTAAAAGGTTGTAGGGGTTATCTTCCTTACAATGCTGGTAAATATAATTTAGTAATAGAAACAACAGGAACTGCATCTATTACATTAACAGAAGATGATATTATAGGTGGTTATTCTTTATCAACACCCACAAAAAATGATAGATATAATAGAGTTATAGTTGGTTTTGTAAATCCAGATCGTAATTTCCAAGTTGATGAAGTTCAGTTTCCACCAATAGATGATAGTGCATTACCAAGTGCAGATCAACACGCAACTATGAAAGCTAGTGATGGTGGATTTTTACTTGAGGGAAGATTTAATTTTACAACAATCACAAGCCCATATCAAGCTGAAGAACTTGCTGAAGTAATTTTAAGAAGAAGTAGAGATGCTTTATCTTTAGGTATTAATGTTAATTTTAATGCTTATGATTTAGCAATAGGAGATATTGTAAATATCACACATAGTTCTTTAGGCTTTTCTGCAAAACCATTTAGAGTTTTAGGAATTACTTTTAATGAAGATTTTACAATAGGTTTAACTTTAGTAGAACACCAAGACGCACATTATACATGGGCAACTAAAACACAAGCTACAGCAACACCTAGTACAAATCTTCCTAATCCATTTAATGTGCAACCACCAGCAAGTGTAACTTTATCAGATCAATTAGTTCAATATAATGATGGAACAGTTATTGTGGCCTTAGATGTAAGTATTGGTGCTTCTCCTGATAGCTTTGTAAGTTTTTATCAAGTAGAATATAAATTAAGCACAGATTCTAATTTTATTATTTATGCACAAGGTTCTGGATTAAATCATAGAGTATTAAATGTTATTGACCAACAAACTTATGATGTAAGGGTAAAAGCAGTATCTAGTTTAGGTGTATCGTCATCTTATGTATCTGCACAAAGAACTATTGTAGGTGCTATTGCACCACCTAGTGATTGCGAAGATTTTTCTTGTAATATTGTAGGAACATCTGCTCATTTATCTTGGACAGCTATAACAGATTTAGATTTGGCATTTTATCAAATTAGATATGCAAAAGAAACTGATGGAACAGCAGATTGGCAAAACTCAGTTAATTTAGTAACTAAGGTATCAAGACCAGCAACTTCAATATCAGTACCAGCTAGGGCTGGAACTTATCTTATTAAAGCAGTAGATAAACTTGGTAACTTTAGTTCTAATGCTACATCTATTATTTCTAATGTAACAGATGTTATAAATCATAATGCAGTAGCAACACAATCAGAACACCCTGATTTTAGTGGTACATTTTCAGATACAATATTAACTGATGGTGCAATTGAATTAGATTCATCTGAACTGTTTGATAGCGCATCTGGAAATTTTGATGACGAAACAACTAGAGTATTTGATTCTGGTGTCTCTAATGCTGACTATAATTCAAGTGGTAATTATCAATTTGCAGATGTTATAGATGTTGGTGCAAAACATACTTGTAGAATTACTGCAAGTATAACTCAAACATCTGATAACCCAGACGATCTATTTGATAATAAATCTGGATTGTTTGATTCTGCAAAATCTAACTTTGATGGAGATACACCAGCTAACTGTGATGCTCATTTAGAAATAGCAACAAGTGATGACAACACAACCTATACATCTTTTAGAAATTTTGTAATAGGTAACTATACTGCTAGATATTTTAAATTTAGAGTTGTTTTAACTTCTTCTGATAATGCTTCTACACCAAGAGTTTCAGAGGTTACTGTTACAGTTGATATGCCTGATAGAATATTTAGTGGTAATGACATAGTATCTGGTGCTAGTACTAAAACTGTAACATTTACAAATCCATACAAATCTGTTAATTATGCTGTAGGAATTACAGGAGAAAATATGGCTACAGGAGATTTCTTCACAGTATCTAATAAAACAATTAATGGCTTTGATGTTTTATTTCAAAATTCAGGTGGAACTAACATTTCAAGAACATTTGATTTTATTGCAAAGGGTTTCTAAAAGGAGTATAACAAATTATGGCACAACACGATTATAATATAGCAAACCAATCATTCCCAGCAACTAGAACTGATATTAATAATGTTTTATCAGCTATTAATTCTTCTAACTCTGGTACATCAAGACCAAGTGGTGCAGTAGCTGGAACTATCTGGCTAGATACTTCTGGGGGTGTAACTGCTTATGTTTTAAAATTTTTTGATGGTTCAGATGATATTACTTTAGCCAATATAAATACAACTGCAAATACTGTCGATTTTGTTGATAGTTCAGTAGCTTCAGATTTACTTAATGATACCTCTCCACAACTAGGTGCAAATTTAGATACTAACTCACATAATATTGCAATAGATGATGCTCACGGAATATTAGATGAAAACAGTAATGAACAATTAATATTTCAAACTACAGCTTCAGCAGTTAATTATTTAGAAGTAACAAATAGTGCAACAAGCAATAACCCATCTATATCTGCAACAGGAAGTGATACCAATGTTGGAATAGAATTTAGCACAAAAGGAACAGGGGCAATTAAATTTAATGACTTAGCTTATGTACCACAACAAGCATTAACTTCATCATCAAATGCTGTTGCATGGGATACTCAGGCAAAGCCAAACGCATATCATTTAACAACAGAAAATACTACATTCTCTGCACCTACTAATCCTGTTGAGGGTGCTTTTATTTGTATAGAGATTAATTACAGTGCTTCACACACTATAGCTTTCAACACAGTATTTGAGTTTGCTTCTAGCACAGCACCAACATTTACAAGTGCAGATACAAAAACAGACATTTTAGTTTTTAAATATAATGGTGCTGTATGGCAAGAAGTAGGTAGAACATTAAATTTAAGTGAAAGTTAAAATATGTACGCATTAGTAGAAGATAATAATATTACACAATACATTAACAATCCTAAATCTTTAGTGATAGGAGATGTAAGATACCCAGCTAAAATATTTCAGCTTTGGTCAAAATCAGAATTAAATGCAATAGGTATCTATGAAATAGTAAATGATTTAACTAATTACAAAGATAATAACTTTTACATTAATACAAACGAACAATATAACTTTGCAGATAATCAAGTTACTAAATCTTGGGGAACTGCAACTGCTAGAAGATTAAATGATGAAAATGCAGTAGATGATAATGGTGATCCTATTTTAGATCAAGATGGAGTACAATTAATTAACTATGGTTTAAAAACTGAAAAGAAAAGAATTGTAAAAGATCAAGCAAGTGGATTACTAGCACCTACAGATTGGTATATAGTAAAATCAACAGAAGTTGCAGATTATAATGTACCAGATAATATATTATCTTTTAGAGCAGATGTAAGAAGTAAGTCTAATCAAATGGAAACTCAAATAGATGCTTGTACTACTGTTGATGAATTAAAGGCATTATACGAATATACGACACAAGAAGATGGAACTCAAACAAGACCTCTAGCAGAATTTCCAAAGGAGATTTAATGTTACCAACTATTGCAACAGGAAATGTAGGATCAGCATTAGCTGGTGGATACGAAGTAGCTAATTCATGTAGATTTAATAGTGGTAGTAGTGATTATTTAAATAAAACATTAGGAACACCAACTAATAATAAAATTTATACTTGGAGTGGTTGGTTTAAAAAAACAAAAAATGACGAAGTAGCACCAAATATTTTTGGATCACATTCAGGTGGTTTAAGAGATTGTATAAGATTTGATGGTGGTGGAAACGCATTACAAATGATTTTTAATGAAGCTGGTAGTGGTAATTTAGTTACAACACAATTATTAAGAGATTCTACTGCTTGGTATCATTTAGTAGTAGCTGTTGACACAACTCAATCTACAGCAACAAATAGAGTAAAAATGTATTTAAATGGAAATCAAATTACTTCATTTAGTACGTCAACATATCCTGCTCAAAACTATGTAAACATTTTAAATAGTGCAGTTCCTCATGTTTTTGGAAAAAATGCTAATTTAAGTAACGAATATTTTAATGGATATATTGCAGAAACAGTTTTTATTGATGGCGAACAACTAGACCCATTATCATTTGGAGAGTTTGACGATAGCGGAATATGGAAACCCATTGATGTATCTGGTTTAACATTTGGCAACAATGGATTTTATTTAGACTTTGAAAATAGTGGTGCTTTAGGTGCAGATGTATCTGGTAACTCTAATAACTTTACAGTTAATAACCTTACAGCAGTAGATCAGAGTTTAGATACCTGTACCAATAATTTTGCGGTATTAAATAATTTAGTTCCAAATTCAGCTACTTATTCAGAAGGAAATCTTAAAATTACTACGAGTAGCAATTGGGAATCTAGTGGCCAATCTATTCCTGTTACTCAGGGAAAATGGTATGGAGAATTTATAGCCTCAAGTAATAGTGCCATAATAGGTGTTGAGGATTTTGATTTTGTTAATACTTGGTCAGTTCTTTATTTTGGTTCTAGTGCAAATGGTGTTGGTTATTGGAATGGCTATAGCGGACAACTTTATAAAAATAATAGTTACTCATCATATAGCGGTGGTGCTTATGGCTCAACTGATATTATTGGAGTATATTTAGACATGGATAATAAGTTTGTTTATTTTAGTGTAAATGGTGTTATGCAAAATTCAGGAGATCCATCTAGTGGTAGTTCAGGTACAGGCGGAGAAGCTTTAAGTGGTACAACTTATGTAATGGGTGGTGGTAACTATACAGGCACTCTTGAAGCAAATTTTGGCTCACCATCTTTTGCAATTACTTCAGGTAATGCAGATGCAAACGGATATGGAAATTTTGAATATAATCCCACCTATAGTGGGGTCAATTACTATTCTTTAAACACTAAGAACTATGCGGAGTTTGGATAATGGCTATAGATAAACCAACAGATCATTTTGGTGTTGTAACATGGACAGGAGACAGTTCTACAAATCAAGAAATAAATGGCTTGGACTTTCAACCTGATTTTCATTGGTCGAAAATAAGAACAACTGCCCACCCACACACACTTATAGATAGTGTCAGAGGTGTTAATAAATATTTAAAATCAAATGAAACAGCCGCAGAAGAAACAGACCCTCAATATGGTTATTTAAGCACATTTGATAATGATGGCTTTACCACACAAAAAGGTTCTAATGCGAGTCCTTATAATATAAATCAAACAGGGCAAACCTATGTTAGTTGGAATTGGCTCGCAGGCGGAACAGCACCTACAAAAACTTACACAGTAAAAGTAGTTTCAGATGGTGGAAACAAATTTAGATTTGATAATTTTGGAACTTCTGCTGTTACTCTTGATTTACAAGAGGGTGGTACTTACACTTTCGATCAATCTGACAGTTCAAACTCAGGACACCCATTTAGATTTTCTACAACAAGTGACGGAACTCATGGGGGTGGAAGTGAATACACAACAAATGTTACAACGACAGGAACAGCTGGTAGTTCAGGTGCTAAAACTGTAATAACAGTTGGAAGTGGTGTAGCAACTCTTTATTATTATTGTTCAGCACACTCAGGAATGGGGGGTCAAGCTAATACAAACTCAACACATGGCTCATCTTATTTTGATGGTAGTATTCAATCAACTGTATCAGCTAATGTAGAAGCTGGTTTTAGTATTGTAGCATTCTCAGGAAATGGGACAGCAAATCAAAGTGTAGCTCATGGTTTAGGTGCTACTCCAAAATTTATTATAATTAAAAATAGAACAACTGCTGGTTATTGGTGTGTTACCAATCCTAGATTTGTTAGTGTATCTGATCCAAATATTTTATATTTACAATCATCTGCCGCAGAAGCAGATGATACAAATATTAATGGAACAACTGCACCAAGTTCAACTGTTTTTGGAGTTGATGATTATGGTGCTGTTAACACAAGTGGAAATAGTCATATTGCATATTGCTTTACACCTATTAAAAATTATTCTTCTATGGGAACCTACATAGGAAATGGAAGTACAAATGGCCCCATGATTTTTACTGGAATGAAACCAGCTTTTTTTTTAGTGAAAAAAGCTAATGGTAATAATCATTTTCATATGTATGATAATAAAAGACCAGGATATAATCTTATTCAAAATACTTTAGTTCCTGCTTCAAATGCCGCAGAAGTTATTGCTAGTTCTTATAATGCTGTAGATTTTGTTTCTTCAGGAGTGAAAATTAGACAATCGAATCCAGATTTAAATAGTAGTGGAGGAATATATACTTACATGTGTTTTGCCTCAAGCCCATTTACTACATCAACAGGAATACCAACAACAGCCGTATAATTATGCAAATTTCAAAAAATTTTACTTTAAATGAATTTGAACGCAGTATGGTTGCTGAACGCAAAAATATTATTAATAAAGCTGGTAGTGGAGAGATAAAAAATATTACAGAACTGTGTTATAATGTTTTAGAAAAAGTAAGAATTAAATTTGATGAAAAGCCTGTAAGAATATTGTCAGGATTAAGAGTTTTAGAATTAAATCGTGCAATCGGCAGTTCAGATAATTCACAACATATTTCTGCAAAAGCCTGTGATTTTGAAATTCCAAAAGTTTCAAATCTTGCTGTTGCTATTTACATTTCTACATACCTTTCTTTTGACCAGCTAATATTAGAATTTTGGAAAAAAAACTCTAAGGACATAAATCAGGGCTGGATTCATGTTTCTTATGACACCGAAGAAACTAATAGAAAACAAGTCTTAACATATGATGGAAAAGATTATACAAATGGATTACCAGAGGCTAAATGGTCTGGTGGAAAAATGTCTAACTAGGAGAAGATATGTTAACTAAAAAACAAAAGAAACTACCAATGGCTTTACAAAAAGCTATTATGAAAAAACAAAAAAAAAAAGAAAGCGAGAAAATAATATGGCTTACGGATATAGTATGAAACCTAAGAAAAAAAAGAAAAAGAAAAAGAATAAGAAGAAGTAAATGGTTAAAGTAGCATCAATCACAGGAATCATCAAAGGTCTTAAACCAAGACAACAAAAGACTATGAAAGCACACGCAAGACATCATAGTTTAAAGCATATGCGATCTATGGCTAATGCTATGAAAAAAGGTGCTACTTTTTCTTCTGCACATACTAAAGCTATGAGGAGTGTAGGAAAGTGAGTGGATTTACTACTACCGCTACATTATCAGAAATGATAAATAAGTTTCGTTATAAAAAAAGGAGAAAAACAAGTGGCAAAAAAAAGAAGAAGAAACGTACCAAAAGATAAAAAGACTAAAATACCTAAGAAGTATTTATCAGGTCTTAAAGGTGGTAAAAGATCAGCTAGAGCAAGTCTTATTAAGGCTATGTCAGAAGCATATAAAAGAGGTCAAAGAATACCAAGATCAATGTTCCAAGCGAGGTATAAATAATGGCTGTTAGAAGAAAACCTTTATCTGCTAGAGTAATAACTATTTTAAGAAATAAAGCAAAGAACAGAAAGAATATTACTTTAGGTACATTAAAAAAAGTATATCGTAGAGGTCAAGGTGCTTTTCTTTCTTCTGGTTCAAGACCAAAAACATCAATGGCTAGTTGGAGTATGGGTCGTGTCAATTCCTATCTTCGTGGTTCAAGAAAACACGATACAGATTTAAGAAAGAAAAAAAAATGAGCAAGAATCCTAGAACCACAGGAGAACATATTGTTGCCTTATATGGTCATATAAAAGGATTAAAAAAATCAATAGACAATTTAAAATCTAATCACATAAAACATCTGCATGATGATGTAGAAAAAATTAATAATAAATTTGATAAATTACTTTTCTGGATTGTTGGTGGAGTTGGTACAGTAGCAATCGTATTTCTTACCCAAATACTTTACATTTTCTCTAAATAGTTATACAAGTAAAACTTGTATGATTTATAAAAGTGTACTAATTATTTCTGATACTCACATACCATACCATGTTCAAGAACTTTTACCTTATTTAAAATTATTAAAAAAAAATATAAACCTGATAGAGTCATACACATTGGAGACGAAGTAGATAAACACGCAATGTCTTTTCACGATAGCGACCCTGATTTGCCATCGGCAGGTGCAGAATTAAAAATGTCTTTACCTATAATAAAAGAATTAGAAAGTATGTTTCCTAAAATGGATATACTAGACTCTAATCATGGTAGTTTAGTTTTTAGACGAGCATTTAAACATGGTATCCCAAAAGCATATATAAAAAAATATAATGATTTTTTAGAAGTAAATAAAGGTTGGGTTTGGCATGATGATTTAACAATAGATACACCACTTGGTAAAGTTTATTTCTGTCATGGCAAAACAGCAGATGTATTAAAATTAGCACAAAGTATGGGCATGAGTTGTGTGCAAGGCCATTATCATAGTTTAATGGGTGTAAGGTATTATGGAAATAGTTTAGGTTTATATTTTGGCCTACAAGTTGGTTGTATGATAGACTCTAAATCACTTGCATTTAGATATAATAAATTACAGAAAGCTAGACCAATTATAGGTTGTTCTGTTATACATAATGGCCTACCAATCATAGAACCCTTTATAAAAGACAAATCTGGTAAATGGATAGGTAAACTCTTATAAATGAGCCTCAAGAAGCCACACAGAGCCACAGAGAAAGCTACTAATAAGCAAATAGGTGGAGATCATTATAAACTACCTATTAGCCCTTTAAAATTCATCTTAGCCAATAATTTAAACTTTGTTGATGGAAATATTGTGAAATATGCTGTGAGAAACAAAAAAGGAGAAAGTTTAGAGCAAAAGTACAATAAGATAATCCATTATGCAGAACTTGGAAAACAATTATTGCAAAATAAAAAATAAGGAATATTAGGAATGAATGAATCTCTCTTATTTAATTTATTCAATTCTTGTAGTATATTGGACAACATTAATTTTTTTAACAAGTAATACTTATTTATGATATTTAGTTTATTAAACAATCCTTTAACAAAACTAGCAGTTAGTAAAGTTACTGACCATTTAAAACACAAAGCAGAAAAAGTAAAAACAATTAGACAAGCAGAAATAGAAGCTTGTAAAGAAGTTGATGTTCAAAGAATTAAATCACAAGACAAGTCATTTAAAGACGAAATTTTATTATTGTGGCTCGTAGGTATGTTAACAACCGGATTTTTTGAAAGTACAAGAGATAACTTTAGAGCATGGGTAGAGATAATTAACGATTTGCCTGATAGTGTATGGTATTTATTAATTATTGTATTTACTGCAACATTTTCTACTAAGATGACAGATAAGGTTTTAAACAGAAACAAAAAGAAGTAATATGTCCGAATGGACAAATTAAAAATTGATGCTGTTATAACAGATTTAGAACTACAATTAGAAACTTCTAACAATCCTTATGGTAGTTATATTAGCTTTAGATTCATAGATACTTACCCATACTTTACAAAAGTTAATGAAATGGTTGAAGAAATAAAAAGACGAGGTGATGTTGATTTAATTAATTACGAATACACTTATAAACAAATTCACAAAGATA